ATATTACAGATCAAACTTGGACTGACAAAACTTACAACGCAAGTGATTATATCTTCAACAATAATGAAACAAGTATATTTGATAGCAGAGAATTCGATCAGCAACAAGCAATGAGCAATGTTATACCTGCTAAACCAGATAATGAATTGAAAACGCAGGGCTATGTAAACACAGGATATGTAGCATCAGGATACGTAGCAGACTCGTAAGGAAAGAAAAATGGCAATAGTAAAAAGAACAGAAAAAGGAAGTGAACTTACTCATGTTGAATTAGATGGTAACTTTACTGACTTAGACACAAGGGTTACAACACTAGAAGGTAGTGGCGGAATCAGCCTTGCTAGTTTGAGTGTTACATCAAA